AAGGTCGACATGGTCTTCCAGCTTCTGTAAATATTCTTAACTCATTTGTAGGAATATGCCAAGATATGGATATTAAAATATTGATTAAACCGTTTCTTCTAAATGCTTTTAATAATCTAGTAACAAATATTGGATCACCTGTAATACCAAATAGAGTACCATTTAAAAATACATTTGTTATATTTTTATTAGTATGTAAATTATAGTTGCTTAATTGTATTATACCAATATCGACTAAACATTGTTCTATATTCTCAATATTTAATCCAGCTGTTATTTTTGCTAATAATGATAAATTTTTAAGATATCCAATTGAACCACCATCGGGACTTTCAAACGGACACATCATACCCCATTGTTGTGAATGTAATCTATGTGGTCCAGTTATTTTAATACTTCTATCTATTGGTATATTTACACGTCTCAAATGTGACATATAACCAATATAACTTATGCGTGATAAATCTTGCACTTTTCCTAATTCCGGGTCTTCACCAGTAGCAAGCCCCCATCTACCTTTTAATGATTTACTAAATGTATCAGTAATTATCATTGCTAATATTAATTTATAAATATTATGTTCTGTTATGAAATTATCATAGTTATCTTGTTGTTTCCATGACCCATAATAATACATACTATCCATTGTATTTCTTATGCTATCTCTTAATTTTTGATATGCTTCTTGAAATAGCTCAGATAACATAAATCCACTAATATCAACTCTTTTATATATATAACTATCGCGATCACTTATAGGAAGTACTTTGACAACAGTTTTTATAAATTGCAACACAAGATATCCTAAATATTTACCTTTATTATTGAATTCTAGAATATTTGGAAAAACTTCCATTGTTAATGTAGATTTAACATGTTCTATTGTCCCATATCTTACCTTATTTTTCAAATATTTAATAGCATCTTCTTGTGAATATATTTTATATTCAATATCGTCATCTATAAATGTAGTACTCATTATTGATGGTCTAATAAAATCATTAAAGTAGTTTTTTTCATTTTCTTCGAGTTTATTACCAAAAATAGTATAATATATTTCTTTATCACTTTCTATTCCAAATGCACGAAATAATATAAATAAAGGAATTTTGCCATTAAATGAAGGTAAGGATACATGTATAGAACCATATAAGAATCCTTTTGCTGTTGAATTTTTAATTTTGATATCTTCTTCTATATTAGCATCAATTATAGGATTATCTACATAATAAAATTCAACTGATCTTGGTGCTAACGCGCCTTTATCAGCAACACATCTTATAACCCCTTTATAGCCAAACCCATCATCATCGTCATTTAATTTTGAAACAAATAGCTTATTTGTTACTATTTTTTCCTGTGCTATAATAACTTTTTCTTTACCATCAATTATAAAGTATCCACCTGTATCATAAGGACATTCACCCATTTTTCTTAAAATATTTGAACCTTGATTTTTAAGTATGCACATATCACTATGAAGCATGATAGGGATGCTTCCAATAGCGACATTGTTAAAAGTTTTAGTTAATTCCTTTACTGAATCGTTTGTAGTTATTTTGATGAATATTTTTGCAAATATATGCGATTCATAAGTTAAGTTTCTCATACGTGCATCATTTGGAGTTATTAATTTAGGTGTACCATCTTCATATGTGGTAGGCCTATCAACATATATTTCATCTCCATTTTCTCCACCGACATATAAATCTACTTTCATTATAACATTATCAAAATCATCATATTTAATCATTGTTATTGGATTATATGATTTTATAATATATGGTAATTGTGATTTTATAAAATCTCTATAACTATCTAAATGATGACCTGTAAATGGATATTTATGATCTTTAAAATATAAATCTAATATATCCCATTCGTTACTAATCATACTTCCTAATATATTGTTTTATTATCTATTAATAAAATATTTCTATAAAGTTTATATAATATATATTTAGGATTAACTAAATTAAATCCTAAATCATATATTAGTTAAAAGTCCTGTTTTTTTCATTATAATTAACTACATTAAATCCTAAATCATATATTACTAAAAATCCTGTTTTGGGATCAACTATTATACTGCACGGTATTTTTGCCTTTTCATCTTTAATTGTTAATTGTAAAGTACCGCGATTATCATTTTGTCCATGTATGTCTTCGCCGTATAAATGTATATTATTAAGTTCGCATTTTAATGTTCTATTATAATAATTTTTCAGATTAATATTATTAGTACCTCTTAATACACCTATATTATTGTCATTTTGATAAACAGATAATTTCCCATCACTATCATTAAATTTAATTTTAAATGTATCATTAAATGATTTTAGTGCCATTTGATTTACTGTGGTATTTAATGTTTTTTTATTCACTATAACATCATCCATTCTTATTAATTCCCCTTCATTTAGAACATATTCTTGTGTTAATAATTTACAATCCTTTCCCCAAGGCATATAATGAACCATGTCTTTAAAATCACTATTTGTTTCATCTAATCTATATAAATTGTAAGTCATTTCAGGAATGCCAGGATATTTATTATTACGTCTGGCAAAATCTTTTAAAATATTATTATTAAAAGCTTTTGAATATTGATGTGCTTTTTTACCAGCCTTATCGTATACTTCACTTCTTGCTTCTGCAACAGAAGTTTTGATTAAAGAGTCAAATGAACCACTAAAATAATCGTCACCTGGTTCTTTATCATTTTCAATATCTTCTTTTGCTTTTTTTGCTGATTTATATTTTTCTTTTATTAATTTAATTGCCTCTTCGGCATATTTTTCTTTTTTTTCAATAGCTTCTTCTGCCTCGTCGCCTTCACCCAAACCACTATCATCAAACATATAATCTTTGTAATTCTTTGTTTGAAAACATTTAGATGGATAATAAGGTGATTTTTTCTTAGAATTATTATCCATTTCAGCACCATCCTGACTATATTTAGGTACTAATTCTTCAAAATCTTCACCAATATCAGAAACACACCCGGCATTTAAGCAGGTTTTTTCTAGTTCATAATATAATAAATCATTTTCCCAACTATCGCGATTTTTTTTTCTAATTCCCGCATTTTTTTTTTGCCTTTCTTCATCTTTCATATCCCAATACTCATCTTTTCCTATTTTATCAATAACTTCCTTTGTATAATCGAAATCTTGTTTAACTGCATGAAAATACATTGATTTTTTACTAACAATAAAATTCATCCATTTATTTTGTTGAGATGCAGATTCAAATGATGGAAAATAAGTATATTTATTAGTATTTTTACCTTTTATTATTTTCATTAAATTTGGAATATAAATAACAACTGTATATTTTCCTTGAAAGGTATATTTCACCATTGATGTTTTTTTAAAAGAATTTTGTAATTTTTCAAGATTTTTAATCATTACAGGATCATCAAGTTCATCCAAGAATACCTTAACTGTATTAGCGTTTTTATCATTACCATCATATTCTATTTTTTTTGCTATCATTATATATATCGGTAATGGTATTCTTGATTGATATGCATCTATCATTTTAGTATTCTTTAATAAATTTAATCTTTTTTTTATTTCACTTTTTATACTTTCAAGTTTAACATCAAACTCCTCGCAAAAAATATTATCATTTAAATAGTCTTTATCATTATATTCATTGAATGTTAAATTAACACATCTTTCTTTTTTTAAGAATGAAGCGCCGTTATTTTTATTCGGATCAAGTGCATTGTTACATTCAGTATATGTACTATCTGTATTACATTTATCTCCCTTGACATTTTTATAAATAAGCATTATATTATTTATTTATATATATATTATATATTTAATGGATAATATAATCGACGGATGTATTACAAATAATAGCGATTATGACATAGCAAATGTTATATATATATCTCTAAAAAATAATTTTAGATATATTGAAAATAATGTATGGGAATATCTTGAAGATAATAAGTGGTATATTGATAAAAAGAATGAGAAGCTAAAAAACGCTATCAAAACCATAGTATGTAAATATTTTATTGAAAGATCAATTTTTTGGGCTAAAAAAACAGAAAAAGTAAATAGTAAATCAGATATAATATCTTCCAAACTATTATTTATAGGTACAAAATTAAAAGAGGATAAATATATATCTAACATTATTAAAGAGTGTAAGCAATTTTTTATAAATAATGAATATTAATTATCCTAAACATATAGATAATTTATATTGTGTGTTTGAAAAGGCTTATAACTTTGATATTAAACAAAGCATCATTAAAGAATCACATTGTAATATTTTTAAAGAAGTTGGGGGTTTACTTACAAATGACGGCTTTTTTGGTTGGGATTTTGTCATGGATTATTTTAATACTTGTAATAAATGTTTTAAATTATCTTACAAAAATGTTGTTTTCAACATATTAGTTAAAGGTAATCTTAGTAAAGCAAAACGCGAACATTTATGTAGAAGTATTTATCGCGTATATCTAACAACCAAATTATATAATATAGCTAAAAGTTTCAATTATTTTATAATAATGTATCCCGGTAAACGTAGTCTTCCTAAGAAAAATAATATTGTTGAAGCAGTTAATATTAATGGTGGTTTCACAAACATAAATGGTAATGATATATATATTGTCAGATATCAAGATTATGAAAAAGTTATATTACATGAATTATTGCATCATAATACTACTATGCATTATGATGGATGGAAACATTCTAATTTACAAATATTGAAAAAATTAAGCAATATAAGTGATAATCAGATATTGATACCTAATGAAGCAATTATAGAAACATTTGCTTGTATTTTAAACACTATATTTTATTCATTGGAAACTCGTAAAAGTTTTAAACAGTTACTAAAAAAAGACCAAGAACATAGTTTAAAATTAGCTAAAAATGTATTAGACCATCAAGGATATAATAAATGGTATGAAAAAACAAATTGTTATTGTTATATCGTATATAAAACAATATTATATGTATATTTGAATGACTTTCTCAAAATATATAAATGTAAAAACGATGACGATATAACAATTTTTATTGTTAAATATTTTCCTAAATTAAAAAAAAAGCTAAAAAATATAAAGAAAAAGAGTAAAAATTTAAAGCAAACTATATTTTGAGTAATAATAATAAATTTGTTCTATTTCTGGTAAAAAATGATTAATAATTATAAAATATATAATTACACAAAGAAGATCAATCGTATAGTAACACAAAGAAACTAAACGAAAGATATACCTCTTGTAAGGGTAGAAACGTGATAGATAAATCTATCAAAAAAATTACTGATAACAAAATGGAATATAGTTGTTATTACTTCCATTCAAATCGCAATACAGAAATTACTATATTTGTAAGATCTGGTGATATGTTCAAAATTAAGTTTGAAACATTTGATCCATTTGATGAAGAAGAAGAAGTCATTGGATATGATTTCATCATTTCATATGATGAAATGAAAAATATGAAAAGTTTATATGTGTGTTATTTATTATCTAAGTTATTGACTAAAAATATCAATAAATTAGAATATTTAGAAAATTCACATTATAAAGGATGGGCAATTACTGCCAAAAAAAACTGGAAAGGATTATATTTTACAGAATATTATGATAATGAATGTTATTTATTTGAAGATATCCCAGAAGTAACTTTGATATTTGACTATGATATCAATAATAAAAAAAAAGAATATTGTAATAATAATTTCAATAATAATGATAAATTTGAAAGAAATATTGGTTATTTAAATAAATATATTAATAACGAATATGAAAAAATAGATAAAGAATTGATTACGATTGAACATTATGTTAAAAAAGATAAGATTAAAGAAATGTTTTCTTCGCGTATTAAAAAATTTATAAACGATGATACTTATAAAGTAATCTTATCAAAAACACTAACCTAATGTGATAAGGTTATATATAAAAACACTATATTATCTATATATTGAATAACGATACTTAACTAAATATAAATAAAGTTAATTATAATATTGTATTGTTTATTATTTATATTATTATTTTTAATATTATTTTTGAATTTTTTAAATTTGATATTTTAAACTAAAATAAATAAAAGAGAGTACATAATTTTATTTTTCTATAACTTTTATAACTTTTAATTTTTTTTTAATTTTTTTATAATTATGTACTCTATTTCTAAGTATTTAAAACATAAGAATATCAATTATAAATAGAAGAGATGTCTATTGAAGATATTAACTATTTAAAAGCTAATAGTATTAAACAGACGTATACATTTTTGATTGATAGTAATGAAAGAGATAGGAATATTTACCCAAATCCTAATAATTATGTTATTGAATTTAGTGCTCCATTTAGGAATATTATAGCAATGGAAATTATAGACGCCAGTATACCTAGGACAATGTATAATGTTGATATTGAAAACAATTCAATATATTATTATATTGGTACAGGTGATGACGATGTGTTAATAACTAATGGTGTATATGATAAAAATAATTGTGATATTGAAGTATATAATGCAAATATAGAGGATAGTTTTTTAAGAATAATAGATCGTAAGTTTGTATATATTAAGAATGTAGTAAATTTGTATAATATATATAATTCTGGTGGTATTGGAGGGAGTGTTAAAGGTATAACTATAAGTTTTAAATTAACAGCTTTTTCATCATATAAAACAGGTATTGGGTCGGATAATTCATATACTTTATTAGATTTTAGATATAATCATTTAATTAATCCTAAAACAACAGAGGATTCGCCAATAATAGTAAAATTAATAAGACAAAATAATGCAACACAAACTTATAATATACTTTTTAGAATAGGTAATGAAACAAATGAAATAATAATAAATAATATTAATTTGAGCTATGAAACACATATAGCATGGACAATATCAGATAATAATACTTGGCAAATATATTTAAATGCAACAACAGATTCTTCTAAGAACCATAATTCATCATTGGGTATTAAGAATGTTTTTTATACTGATAAATATATTGGTAAAAAATTTGAATTAGACTATGGTGACTGGGATACAGCCAGTCTTAATATTAAAGATTTCAAAATATATAATAAGGTACTTTTTGAAGGTGAATTAAAAAATTGTATAATCAATGTTCATAATAGTATTTTCAATAATTTGATAATTTGGTATAAGATGGATACTATAATAAATAATACTGTTATTAATTCGGGTTATCATTCTACAATAGATTATAAAGATGTTTTTAATAAAATAGAAATAATGCCAGGAGATTATACATTAAAAACATTTTTTTCAAATTATGATGAATTATTTAATTTCGAGATAGGTTTTAAGGAGCACTCAGATCCATCGGAATTGACTAATTTATTAGACATATATTCAAAAAAACCATTTATTTTAGATATGAAAAGAGCAACTATATCTGAGAATTTAGGATTTGATTTATATGCAAACGGGGACTCGCCTGAAAAATATGTTTATAAAGAAATATATAGATATAATGATAATATGAATAGAATTTTTCATAGTAATTTAAATGATAATCCCGTAAAAGAATTTAATGATGGTTTTGTAGACATATATAAAATAGTATCGCCTGGTATAATTTATTTTATAGGAAATAAGTACATAATAATGAAATGTCCAGAAATAGAAGCACATTTATACGGGTCATTATCATATTCAAAGTTTTCATTAGGTTTAGCAAAATTCAGGGTAGATAACGTAGGTATTAATAGTGAAAAATTAAGTATTACTAAATTACCTGTGAGAGAGTTTCATCCAATTGGGAAGCTTGCAAAGATGACATTGCGCTTTGAAACAAATAAGGGAACATTATATGATTTTAAAGGAGTAAATCACAATATTGTATTTGCAATATATTATTATGAACCTACACAAAATAATTTTCCACAAGGATCTATATTAAATCCTGAATATAAAATGAATTATATTGAATATCAATATAATCAACAAGAAATAGAACGTGATAGTGATGATGAAGAAGAAGATTTTTCAAGAGATAATATTATGGATTATAAGAAAAAAGAAAATATGTATAGTGAGGAAGGGGTAAAATTACAACAATATAACAAATTTTTTGTTAATAAAGAATCTTCTGATGAATCTTCTGATGAATCTGAGGAAGCCTAATTTATTTATTTAAAATAGATATTAATTCTTCAACTTCTATTTTTCTTAATTTATCTTCACCAATACTTGTTTTTATTTTTTCTTTTTTATCAGCACTTATTTTACCACAATCTTCTAATAATTTTAATATTTCATCTTTTTTATCTCCAAGAGCGAGATATGGATTACTATTATCTTCTGTGTTTTGTGGACTTTGGAATGTAACATCAAAATCGGCAATATATCCATCACCAGCATTATCAACTGTTACGCTTGTTATTTCACCGTTAGTAACTACCGCAGTTAGTTCGGCTTTAACACCATCGGAAGGCGCATCTCCAATATCTATTGTTGGAACAGAACCATACCCTTTACCCGGATTTGTTATTTTTATATGAGATAAAGCACCAAGTGTTACAGTTGTTTCTAATCCAGTACCAGATCCTTTCAAGCTTACTGTCGGTGCTGAAGTATAACCTTTACCACTCTTAGTTACTTTGATTTCTGTTACTTTACCATCACTTATAGTTGCCTTACCTTCTGCTTTTTCGCCATCATCAGGATCACTAAATTCAATAGTAGTTCCTTCTTCAAGACCTGAACCACCGTTGGTAATTTCAACTTTTGACACACCTCCAATTATAGCTTTGCCAGTAGCAGTAACTTTTTCTGTTTCAAAATTTTCAATATTATTTTTTGCATAACAAGTATAAAGTATAATTATAAAAATAGATATAGCAAGTATTAATGAAATATAATTAAATATCATTTCATAATCAATATTTTTCATTATTATAATCTGTTATACTAAAAGATTATTTATTTATAAAATAATAAATGTATTTATAAAATAATAAATTTATTTTAATATAAGTAGGGTATTAATGACAGATTTAAACTTATTATATGGTTCAGAGGATAATTTGATGGGTGATCAAATGGGCGCAAAAGACGGGGGGTATTCTTCTCAATTATCTGGCCAACAATTACATAAAATGGCATCACAAAATACAGTAGATCAAGAAGAAAAACAACAACAACAACAACAACAACAACAGTTACAACAAATACAGCAACAACAAATGCAACAACAAATGCAACAACAAATGCAACAACAGGTACAACAAGCGCAAACGGTACAACAAAAACCACTTCAAAAAGATGAATCGATTGGGCAACCAAGAAGAAAAATGGAATACAATTTTATGGATAGAATGAATATGAAAAAAGGAGAGGTTATCAAACTTGCATTATTTTCATTTGTAATCGTTTTAGGTATATCAATAGATAGAATGATAACATTTTATATAAGTAAGTATATTGGAGATAATGTATTAACAGATTTCCAAGAATTATTATTAAGGATAAGTTATCCAATCGGTATATTCTTATTATTATGGATATTTAAAGCAATATAATTATTTTTCTAATATTTTATAAATATATATATTAAGGTAATATATGAGTTTTAGAGATACAGTAGATACGTTTAATAGAATTTATAATCAGGACAATACAAAGATAAAAGATAAAATATTTCTGTTATTTATTATATTTATATTTATAATTATATTTTTGTTAAATACATCAGAATTACTATCTTTTCTAATAAGTCGTTATAATATCGTTTCAGAACCTGTAATGACAAAGAGTCCTTATAACGATAGTTTATATAAAAGATATTGTAATTTATCTGAAACAAATGACTTGGTAGTAGATTGGCAAATAATGACTTGGTTTGTTATATATTTATTATTATTTGTAATATTTTGGTTCAATTATTTAACAGATGCTTTATCATATGTTAGAATTGAAAAGGAAATTAAGTTACTTATTTATAGTAAATATTATAACAAAGATTTAACAAATAAGATTGATTACGATTTTTTGAATTACTTATCTATATATATACTTGGTATGTTAATGATACTATTATATTATATTTATAATTATTTCAATAATTACAATAATATTGACAAAGAAGTGTATGGAAATATGAAAGCTATCAATGAAGAGTTTCAAGAATATATAATTCCAGATTTATATATAATATTAATTAATCAAGATGGTACTACTTTAAAAGATAAATTAAAAAAATATCATGATAATGTTGATAGTGAAAACAAAATGGACAGTGTGTTTGGTAATAATGGTACAGGAGACGAAACAGTAAAAAAACGATTAAGGTTAATGATAACATATATAGTAAGTTATGAAAGCAGATTTGGGATGGTTAGAACAAAATCAAATCCATTGAAACCCTCGAAAGATTTTATACCACCAACAAATAAGTGTTTTTACCATTTATTAACAAATTATAAAAAAGATGCTTTACTTCCTGAATATGAGGATGTTGAAAATAAGTACTATTTCATAGAACCATATGATTACTTAGATACAACAGTTACAAATGAAGAAGCTGATGGCTATAAAATTGAAGGAGATAAATTAAGAGAAAAATATAATGATATTAAAAATAAATTATCTAATTATTCAAAAAATATTAATAGTTATCACGACGATAATACAATTTATTATAAAGTATGGTTAATTTGTATTACACTATTTGGCTTTTTAGTATCAATATTTACATTAATATTTTTTGGTATTGAAACAGGTTGGTTTGATACAACTTTTGAGGAATGGTTTAATAATAATTTTAAAACATTAACAATTTTTATAACTTTATTTGTTTTGATAATTGGTTCAATGATTATTAATTTATAGATATTAATTAAGGGATTAATATAATCATGGAAAATGATACTACTGAATTAATAATTTATTATATTATATTTTTAGCAATCGGCTTAATATCTTTAATTACATTAATTACCATAATTAATTATACGTTATATAGCGTATATAGTATTAATTCTATTAGAAGAGAATATACATATAATAATTCGCCATTTTTTAAATTAGACCAAATATATAATTATATGTTAATAAATTACGTTTATTTATTGGATAAAAAAAGACATATTAGATTTAAAAAAACTGATTACTATTATAAAAAAGCTGATAATAGTTTTGTTATAGTTGATATAGTTGATGCATATAATAAAAATGATTATAATGATTTTAAAGACGTAGTTTATTATTATGAGTATTCTTATATTGAAAAACAAATTGAAGATGCGATAGCAAGCAATAATGATGAACCGGATAAATATATTTATATAAAATCACCAATTGATACAAAAACTGAAGAACAAAAAAATATATATTGTAAATATGAAAAAATCAATGAAGATTTGGGATTTTTTGATAATTTCTTTAAATTTTTATGGGAATTACGGTATAGTTATGTGTTACATGATGCAAAAACCACCGATTTATATATACATTTAAATAATAGATTTTATGAAATGGTATTATTTGTATTATTTATAATATTAGTAATATTCGTTATTAAAATCATACATACACTTATTGGTAATTTATTATCAATAATTAAAGATGAAAAAATTAATGAAATAGATTCAACTAATATATTTAGATATGTATACAATAAAAAATTCAGTACGATAATTATAATAATAGCAATTTTATTGTATTGTATTCTTCACAGTATATTATATAAAAAATTATTTATAGATAATGTCTATGATAGAATTCATGGTATGTATAAAGAAATCACTAAAATTGATTTACAAATGCAAGGAGAAGTAAATATGCTTATTAGTAATGAGCCTAATAAGCAAGAAGAAATAGTAAACTATAATAATACAATTGGAAATTTACTAAAATTATCCCATATCGGAAACCTAGAAAAAAGAGGTACTATTATAGATTTTGATGACACTGACAATGATAGTAAAGCACAACTTGAATCATTTACAAAAAAAATGTTAGTAGTTAACAAAAAATTTAATATTAGCAATTATTATAAATTATTTAATTTAAAAGAATATATAAATACATGTCTGATTAAACACAGAACAAGCTTAAAATGTGATACCAAATCTGATATAGTAATAATTAATGATGATAAGATTCTCGCATCACAATTATTTATTATTATTATTTATATTTACTTTGTATCTAATAACAAAGATGATCCATATATATTGATAAAATTGAATAAATTAATATTAGGACAAATTGGAAAAGTTGGTGATAAAGATATAGATAAAGATATTGAATATACGATAACACTAAGATCTTTGTTATATGAAAAATTAGATCATGAACATACTAAAAATCAATTGAACAATATTTATAATATAGTTAATAATTACATTTTTAAAAATTGTAAAGATAGTGATGGTAAAGAGACAAATAAATACAAGCATGTGAAAGTTCTGATAGAAAATAAAATAAAATTATTTACAGAGAATATTGAAAATGCAAATAATAATTTAAATTTTTTTACACCAGTATATTTTTTCAATTTGTATTTGGCTCTTGAAATGGGATTAAACTTTGTAGTAATATTGATAATATTATTTTCTATGTTAACTTACGATAAGAACACACCTGAATTAAAAGCAAAAATTGAGGAAACTGTTGAATGGATTAAAGTTGCAAAGGAGGAAATTGAAACCGCAATATATGGTGTAATTTAAAATATTATAGTAAATAAGATAGTCATTTATACTTAATGAATAAATTTACAATTATCAGGCAAAAATTAAGTTTAATATTTATAATTATTACATTTATAATTGCCAATCTTGTATTTTTAAATTGTGCTTATAATTCTTTATTTGTATGGTCTGATAATGATAACGATGTTAATTTAACTGATGGAATAATACCAGTATCTTCAATGTTTGGATATAAGATATTAGCTAATTCATATGTTGTAAATGGTACCTGTACAAAATATAATAATGATATTATATTGACAACAAATATTAATACAATATCATTTAGTATTTTTAGAATGATATTTACACTTTATGTTATGATGATAATTTTAACGTATTTTAGTCAATTAATAGCAAATGAAGTAATAGAATTAAATCCGTTTGAAAAAACTTTTTACTCGGATTTTAAAGACATAATAAGACTAAGCATATTTTCAGTATTGGTAATGTCAATTATAAGTAATAATTTTAATAATCCAGGCGATAATGAGTATAAAGAATATGATGATATAGAAGAAACATTTGAAAGCTATTTGTTTGTACAATATAAAAAAATAAAAGAACCAGAAAAAGAAAAGCTTATAAATATTTTTAAAAATAAAAATAAAAATAATTTTAATGATGATGATGATTATGAAAGTATTGAATATTCAATATCTGAATCTGTAACTGAATCATGCGATACTTGCAAAAAAATGTTAAAACTTTGCAAGAACCTATGTAATATAAATAGAGATACAAATGTAGATGTAGTTAAAATATTTAATAAATTTTTACAAAATTGCCAGATTAGTGATATTAAAAAAAGATATAATATTGAAGAAGTTAATGTTAATGAAATTACAGATGAAAATAAAAAGAAAGCACAAGCACAACCTATTAATAAAAAATTAGAAAATAGCTATGAATTAAAACAAACAGAAATAATAAAAAAAACAAAAGAAGATATAAATCTTAATTACGATGGTAAAGATTATATAATAGATAATAATAATTATTATTATCAAATTAAAATTTTTAAAAAACCTGACCCCCATTGGATAGAAAAAATATTTAATGACTATATATTAAAATCTATTGAATATGTCTTTACTGATATAAAGTGTGTATTTAGTGAATTAAATTTTTTAAAAACTAATTTTGATTCAATATTTACATTATTAGAGAAATGGTTTAGCGCTATAAATCCATTTGGTAAAGAAGAAAAACGGAATTATAATACGGATGTTGATGAAAAAAAAGGTATGAATATAGTACTATTAACATCTTTATTGACAAAGGATTTATTAAAGAAATGTGGAGACGAAAATCTAAGTAACAATCAAATTTATGGAGATTATTTAAGAAAGATGGGAGAATATGCTATTAATGGAGTTGATAATAATAAAACATTTATTAAGTTAATGGATGAAAAGAAGGCATCAACATTTAGAGATTTATTTATTATTAAAGGTTTAGTTACAGGAATAATAGTATTTGCATTTGCCAATATAGTATTAAAAAAATATTATAAACAATATCATTATGAATTTCTTAAATCAATTGACAAGAATATAGTATTATATTATATTTATGGCGATCATTTAAATGCATATAAATATGAAACAATAAGAACATTATTAAATGCTGATGATTATTCATTGAATGCTGCTATAAGTTTAGTTATAATTATTCTTTTATTAAAACCATGGGGATATCCGGTCAACATTAATTTAAAATGCCCAAATCCCATAGCTAACTAATTAGTTATATATTATTATTTAAGGAATTATTATTAATAGATAATTATTGATATGGAAAATAATAATAGCGAATATATTTTAAACATTAAAACAATACAGGCGTCAACATTTAAGCAAGTTATAGATGCATTAAAAGAGATTTTGATGGATGTTAATTTAGAAATAGATGAAACTGGTATTAAAATTGTTGCTATGGATAATACACATATTGTGTTAATACATTTAAAATTAGAAGCTGATAAATTTGAAATATATGAGTGTTCAAAGAAAACATACGTTGGCATTAATATGTTAAGATTGCATGCTTTAATTAAAACAATTACAAATAATGATATATTATCATTATATATATTGAAGGATGATCCTAATCATTTGGGAATAACAATAGATAATAATGATAAAAATTATAAAACCAATTATAAATTATCAGTATTAGATATAGATGTTTTGAATATACAAATACCACCAGTAGATTTTCATACAACTATTAATATGCCATCAAATTATTTGCAAAAAATAATTAGAGATATGCATAATTTAGCAGAATTTATTGAATTTAGAAATATTGGTGATAAATTAACACTAAGTTGTAAAGGAGATTTTTGCCATCAAGAAACTATATTAGGATCAGAAAAATCACAATCAATAACGATAAAAAAAACAAATACAAGTGAAGACCAAGAAATAATCCAAGGTATATTTAGTCTCAAATATTTATCAATATTTACTAAATGTACTAATTTGTCAAGCAATGTTGAAATATATCTTAAAAATAATTATCCAATAATTTTGAGATATACAATTGCTTCATTGGGAGAAATTAAATTATGTTTATCACAACAAGATATTTCTTAACAAATAGCATAAAAAATATTAAAGTTTTTTTAATTTTGGATATAATACATATTTATAATATATATCCTGTATTTTATATAATGTATTTTTTAATACACATAATATTTCATTCAAACATGTGATATAATTATGGGAATAAACAACTTCACTATCGTTTATTATATATATAATTTGTTTTTTTATTTCATTAAAAATATTGAAAAATTTATTCATAATATAATTTAGACATAACTAAATATATTTTAATATCTTTAAGTATATCAAAAATCTGCTTCAAGACTAAATTTGCGCAATTCAGAATGTTCTTGATTGCCTCCCACATTTGCTTTGCTATATTGTGATACACGACTTTCAAAGAAATTGGATTTAGATTCTATCGAAATGCGCTCCATGAAAGGAAAAGGATTAGCTGAATTCCAAATTTTATCATAATTTAGCTGGGTCAATAATCTATCTGCTACAAACTCAATATACAAACACATGAGGTCTGCATTCATTCCCAACATAGAACATGGAATACTGTCATTAATAAATGTTTTCTCAATTTCAACGGCTTCTTTAACTATTTGATGAACTGTTGATTGAGAAAGTCTATTTTCAATTTTAGAATAAAGTAGAACAGCAAACTCGACATGCATTGCTTCATCGCGGCTAATTAATTCATTAGAAAAAGACAGACCTTGCATTAAACCGCGTTCTTTTAGCCAAAAAATACTGCAAAAAGCACCACTGAAAAATACACCTTCGACAAGAGCAAATGCCAATAATCTTTGCGAGAAAGCCGCATTTTCATCTTCAATCCATTTAAAACACCAATCGGCTTTTTGTTTAATACATGGCATATAATTAATAGCATTTAATGCTTCTAATTTTTCCTTTGGTTCTTTAAAATAAGTATCAATCAATAATGAATATGTTTCAGAATGAATATTTTCAATTGCCATTTGAAATGCATAAAAAAACTTAGCCTCTAAAACCTGCACATCGTTTAAAAATCTTTCACCGAGATTAATATTTACAATTGTGTCACTTGAACTAAAAAATGCCAAAATATGTTTGATAAAATACCTTTCATTATCAGTTAGCTTATTAAAGTCATCAACATCTTTGCTTAAATCTATTTCTTCTGGTGTCCAAAAAACACTAACAGCTTTTTTATACATATCCCACATATCTTTATGTTGAAGTGGGAAAATGGTAAGACGGTTGTCTTGTTTAAGTAGCATTTCTTTATCGGATTTAGAAGTCATTGATATATATTATATTCGATTTATTTTTATATATATATATTATAAAAAAAAAATATGATTTAGTCTAATAATTGATTTTCTCTCATAACTCTTATTAATCTTGTTACTCCCATACCTCCACCGGAACGTTCAAAAAAGTCAAGAGCAAGAAAATCATTTAGCTCTTCTTCAACACGCTCTTTGGAAAATTTATCAAATATGATTTTTGCATAACCATCATCACTAATTTCATAGAAAAATTTTCGCATTTCTTCCGGGTCAGAAGATCTTTGCGCACTTCCAATTGTTTCAATGCCGTTAATTATAATATCTATTTTTTTAGCATGTCCTCCCTCAACATTACTATCAGTTGCTTGCTTCATATTCCAAAAAGGAGAGCTATAATTTGGGAAATTTTTAAGGAAAAATACTTCTCCGTAATCCTGTCTTAATCTTTCCTCGTGTTCGTGTTCTAATTCTTTTGTACCATATTTTTCAGCAACATCAACATAATCACCTTCGGGATATTTACTATCTTTATAAAACTTATTAAACCCCAAATGATCTAATAATTCTATTTCCATTTTTTTTAAATCTTCCATATCCCCTTTTAATTCAAACTCAAACATAGGGAAATTTTTATCATGGCGTCCGGGAACAGGATTTGGTTCATTTCTATAACTTGTACTCACACAATAACACCCATTAATTTCAGGATTTTTTAACATTTCATACTCAAGCCACATTTGTCTGGTTTGTGGTAAAGGTCATATTTGATCACTATACTCGTAAGTCGCTATTGTTTTAGGATCTTCACATGCAGCTAAAATACTTAATCTGTTTTGCGTATGTACCTCTATAAAGTCTTTGCTATCAAAAAAGCTCTTAGTTTTTTTACAACTTTGTTAAAATCAAATATATTAAAATAAGATAATTATTTATTTAAATTATTTTCATGTTATTGCTTCTCCTATTGCCCCGATACCAGAAACAGAAGCAATAGGTTTAAATGCTATCGATAATATTAACCATAACCATGTTAATCCTATTATTATAAAACCAACTATAATCATTCCTAACCCAAAATAATATGTGGTTTTTTCAACTATAAAATCATTAGGATTATTTGGATCATAATAAACTGTTACTGGTTGATTTTCATTAACTAATTTAGAAGCTTTATATGATTTAATATATTCTTTATCATTAACAGAATATACTATTTCAGCATTACATATTGACACGGTTTTATTATTTCCATTTTTGTCTTTTACTATTTCTTCTCTGCATTTTACATTTTTATATTTACCTAATATTTTATCTGTCTTATTGATATCTAAATTTTTTAAATAAAAACCCACATATATTAATATTCCGAATAATATAGATAATACAATTGTCATTACGACATTATAAACTATTCCTATGGTAGCAGTTGTCTCATATATTGGATTTAATACATTTTTATTGGCATTTATATCATTTAATACAGATCCTATAATACCGGGTTGTGGTTGCATCTGATGTGGTTGCATCTGCTGTGGTTGATGGAAATTTTGATTTCCACCTTTTATCATTATTTAATAGCTTCTAATATATTAATAGATAACTATTATGATGAACATAATACACAACTATCTTCGTTATCTTCTACACATTTTAGTTTCCGTTTAGCAAATTCGGGATCAATTGTGAATTGTTGTGTTTTTGCTCTTGGTTTTGTTCGCAAATAATATGATCCTGTTTTGAGACCCTTTGAGTGCCCATAAAAATGCATAGATGACAATTTTTGAAAATCAGGCTCTTCCATAAATATATTTAAACTTTGAGTCTGACAAATATATCTACCTCTATCAGCAGACATGTCAATAATAACACGTTGTTTTATTTCCCATGATGTTTTATATAATTCCTTCATTTCATTATTTATTTCCTTAATATTTTGAATACTTCCTTCGTGTAAAATAATTGTATCTTTAAGCTCCTTATTCCACATTCCTTTACTCATTAATTCCCTAATCAAATACTTATTAATCACAATGAATTCACCACTTAGAGTTTTTCTTTGAAAAATATTATTTGTAAATGGTTCAAAACTTTCATTAAATCCCATTATTTGTGATGTAGATGCTGTTGGCATTGGTGAAATTAGCAAACTATTTCTAATTCCAAAAGATTTAATATCTTCTCTCAATTTATCCCAATCATATCTTTCACTTGGTTTTTCTCCCCACAAATCAAACTGGAATAAACCACGCGAAATTGGACTTCCTTCAAATGAACTATATGCGCCAATATATTTAGTTTTGATAATATCTACCTCAAATTCATTAACATATTTTGCAATATCTTCTTCGCTATTATTATTTAAAATATCTGTGATAATATTATTTCTCTTTTTTGATAATTCCATAGAAGATTCCATAGCGGCATGATAAATAGTTTCAAATATTTGTTTATTCAATTCAGCAGCTGCTTCGCTTTCAAATGGATATTTTAACATCATAAATACGTCAGCTAAGCCTTGTACACCTATACCGATAGGTCTATGTTTCAAATTTGATACTCTTGCCTTTTCAACAGGATAAAAGTTAATATCAATAACTTTATTTAGATTTTTAGCAGCTATTTTTACTACTTCATGTAGTTTATCAAATTCAAATACTCCATTATTAATATATGTCGGCAAACATATTGAAGCGAGATTACATACACCTGTCTCTTCTGGTGAAGAATAAATTAAAACCTCTGCACATAAATTACTGGACTTTATAGTTCCTAAATTTTGTTGATTACTTTTTTTATTTGCTGCATCTTTATAAAGAATATATGGAACTCCTTGCTCAATTTGAGCTTCTAAAATTTTGAACCATAAATCTTGTGCATTTACCTGTTTGGTATATTTACCTTCACTTTCATATTTTTCATAAAGTATTTTAAACTCATCTCCATAAGTGTCACTTAATCCCTTGCATTGATCTGGACACATGAGAGACCATTTTTTATTAGCTTTAATGCGCTCCATAAATAAATCAGATACCCATAGTGCCAAAAATAAATCTCTACATCTTTCTTCTTCACTACCATGATTCTTTTTCAACTCCAAAAATGCTTCAATATCACTGTGCCATGTTTCTAAATATACAGCAATACTTCCAAGTCGCTTCCCTGCTTGATCCACATATCTAGCTGTATTATTAAATACGCGAAGCATTGGAATAATGCCATTTGAAGTTCCATTTGTACCCCTTATATGACTACCCTTAGAACGAACTTGATGAATATGAACACCTATTCCTCCTGCATATTTAGAAATCAATGCCATTTCTTTCAAAGAATCATATATACCACTGATACTATCATCATTTACACTGCATAAAAAACAACTGCTTAGTTGAGGTCGCCTTGTTCCAGAATTAAATAGCGTAGGTGTAGCGTGTGTAAAATATTTTTTACTCATCAAATCATAAGTTTGTAACACCTCGCGAATATCATTACCATGAATACCTAATGAAACACGCATCCATAAATGCTGCGGTCTTTCAATTATCTTTTTATCAATTTTAATCAAATAAGCTTTTTCTAACGTTTTAAAACCAAAATAATCAAATAGAAAATCTCTTTGATAATCAATGTAATTATTTAGCTTCTCTTTATTCTTATTTACAATCTCATACAATTCTTCTGAAATTAAAGGCGAATGTTTGCCGTTAATATCCTTGTTATCATAAAGTATATTTACAGTTTCACTAAATGAAGGTGAAGTATTCTTTTGATGGTTAGATATAATAATGCGCGACGCTAATGTACTGTAATCTGGATTATCAATTGACATACTGCTGCAAAGATAAGCTGCCAATTCATCTAATTGGCATGTTTTTACACCATCATATATACGCGAACACACTTTTTGTGCGATTTCCGATACATTGATATGTAAGTCAGATGATAATTTTTTTAAACGCATCAACACCTTGTCGAAACTTACATCTTCATATTCATTATTTCTCTTTAATACGCGCATTTATTTATCTGTTATACATATATATATATATATTTTGCTTATATAAATTAATAAAAATAAGTTTTTAATGAATACTATAATCTAAAACCACACCAGACGATGTAGCAATATATCCTTTTATTTTTAAATCTCCTGAATGTTCCTTCATATGACATTCTTTACATAAAGGCACTAAATTATGTTTGACATTCTTATGAAATGATGTTATATACCCGTCATCGTTTGCATTCACTTGATAAGAAATATGATGTGTTTCTTCTGCGTCTTTATCACATATTTTACATTTATCAACAATTACATTACTATTATATCTTGATTTTCTGTTTTTAACAATATCCTTATTGATACCATCAACTTCTTTTCTGATTTTTTCAGCATTTTTCATAAAATCAAAAGGCATATCAAGTGATTTACAAACCTCTATCCCGTAAATTTTAGATCCTTGCCCTTCTTGCATTTTTCTATCATAAATTATTCTATTTTTATCATCAATTGTTATACGTATATGTTTAACACTTAAAGCTTTTTCTTTGATATGTTTAGATATACAAGATATTTTAGTTAATTCATGGAGATGTGATGCGAATATAAAACAAGCTTTCTTTTTAATTAAAGTATCTATTCCACTTGCAACAATTGATATCCCAGATATAGATTCTGTACCACAACATATTTCATCTCCAATTACCAAACTGTATTTGTTACATCTTTGAAGTATATTTCGTAATTCTGTCATTTCAACAGTAAAGCTTGACATGCCTTTATAAATATTATCCATACCAGATATTCTTGTAAAAATACTATTATATGGATAATATCTCATTTCATCGGCTGCTACATACATACCAGCTTGCGCCATAATTATATTTAGACCTATTGCTTTCATATATGAAGACTTACCAGAAGCATTTATACCATATAATAATATACCATCCTCGTTAAGTTCTATATCATTTCCAATATATTCTACGTCATCTTGAATTCTTTCTATAATCGGATGTCTCATATTTTTCATACATATAAATGACGATTCTTTTTGTGTTTTCTCAGTATCTATTACAGGTCTTACATAACAATTTTCATAAGCATTTTTGGCACAACATGCCGCTATATCAATTCTTATCAAATATTTAATAGTACTATCTAATAATTCATTATTCTTATTTATAAACTTACTAATAAACTTTGTGTAGTTTGATGAAACAAGTTGTGATATTTTATCATTATATGTGATAATATCATTTGACGCCTTTATAATTGCGTTATTTGTTATTTTATAATTCTGAGATGCCGCCATTGATTTTATGTTAAAACCATTCATTAGTTTATTATCTTTTTTATTAGCAGTATCATATCTCTTTTTTGTTATCATAATATAATATCCCTCGCGTTCGTTATTTTCAATTTTACATTGTGTCGTATCATTTGTTCCCAATTTAATAATTTCGTTTGATATATTTTCAATTATTTTATACGATTCAAGTGATTTATTAACATATTCATCAATTTCTGGATAAATACCTTTTTTAAAGAAATTACCCATATTATTTTTATCCGTTAAATTATATTTTGATGCTTTATCTAAATCAATAATATCCTCATAAGATTTTATTATTGATTCCATTTCATCCAATGTTATAATTGTGTCATTTATTTTTAATTCCTTGTAAATTTTTAGTGACGATTCCAATGATTCATTAAATATATTCCATTCAAGTGGTGCCATTTTATTTAATACCATCTTTCGTTTAATACGTTCCAAATCAATAATATTTGATAAATATTTACGAATATTATGATATTTTTTATCTTTCAATAGAAAGTCTATATCATCATAAGATTTGTTTATATTTTTAATGTCTGTCATCGGGAGCAATAATTTATCTTTAAATGTTCTTGCCCCAAATGCTGTTATACATTTATTCAATATATCTATAAGTGGCTTATCGTGTTGATATAATCTAAGTATATTTAATTGAACCGCAGAATTGTATTCTATTGTCATATTTTTGCTATTTTCAAATATTTCTGGTTCTTGTAATTCTTTAATAATATCACAGTTGTGTTCATATGCAAATTGTAATAAACAACAAAAAGCTAATCTTGCAATTGTAAATCTTTCCAAGTTTAATAATTCTATTATAGATATTAAGCCTTTCTTAACAAAAAAGGCTTTTCCTAAGATTTCTTTTTGATTTATTATATTGTTGAAAAAATTAATGTATTCACAATTTTCCCATTTATAATGGACAAGAATCTTATTTATATTTAGCTTTTTCAAAATTGTCTTCTTTTCATCTTCTTTTAATGCTGAACTTAAAATAACTAACTCTATCGGATTATATGTGCTGATAAATCTAAATATTTCATCATACGCAAATTCTGGATCTTGCTTTGTTGACCCAACTTCATAAACAAATGTTTTTCCCGTTGACAAATCAATACCTGATATACCCGCAATTACAAAGCTATTAATAATCTCATAAAATATGACCATCATATAATTACTTTGTTTATTGGATATATTGATGTTTGCTCCCGGTGATAATATCTCTGTTACAGCACGTTTCGGATTTGGTGGCTCTGTTACTTGCTCTACCAACACAATTGTATAATTATTATTTAATAAAATTTGTGTAAATTTAGAAATTGAATGTAAAGGAAATCCCGCCATTATGGGATTTGAACACGATACTTCTCGTATTGTCTTATTTTTTCTTGATGTTTGAATTCCACATAAATCTGCTATTATGAATACTTCATTATCTATTATATTATCAGTTATTGTATATATTTCAAAGAATGATCCTACTTGCATCAAAATAACACAATTTTCACCATATTTTTCCTTGTATTTTTTTGAATAATCAAGATATTCATCAATTATCATTATCTACTTCATAATATATAGATAAATAATTCTTAAATAATATTTATATAAGAACTATATATATAGATATATTAAAAATGGCTAAAATGATATCTTTTAACGAAGTATTGACAGAACTAGAAAAAATAAATTTAGACGATTACAATTTACCAGATTCAGTTAAATTGGATTTTTATAAATACTATAAACAAGCCACAGTAGGTGATTGCAATAAAGACAGACCGTGGTCGGTATATATGAAGGAATGTTCAAAATGGGATGCTTGGAATAGTATTAAAGGAATGAGCAAAGAAGATTCGGATAATAACTACATTGATTGTTATCACAGTTATATCTTAACTGAAAAATAGTGCAATTCTAATAAGTGTTGCCAATAGCTTATTTTTGAATTATTTTTTACTTACCAAGTTATTAACAAGTTCAATATGATTTTTGATTAAGGTTCCATAATATTCATTTCTCATTTTTCTAAAATTTGTGAAAATAATTTGTGATATAAATGGGCGAAAATCCAAATGAGGACTTGTTATAATACCAATTTGTTCATATGTTAATTTATACATTGAATATACTATAAATATTGTTACAGGTACTGAAACCATAATATAAGATGCCATAATAAATATTATTTTACTAAATATAACAACCAATTGAACAAGAAATATATATACAAACTCTAATATTGTAAATGCTAAATCCTTTACAAAATCTAGACCAGGAAACATGGAAATAACTAATAATATTATAAACATAGAAAATATCATAAACAATATATAGGGTATTTTAAGACCAAGTGTATATATGGGGTTAATTATTATAGCACCAAATACCCAAATTATACCACCTGCTGTATAATACATTAAATTCATTATCAAATTAACTATATATAAATATACATAATTAACACTTGTAATAACACTTCCTAACAATAAAGTTTGATCCAAGATGAAGTAACCTAACAATATAATCATTAATAATAATAATAAAAATGGTCCTAAAATTGATACATTTTTGAAATATTTAAATACATAACTATATTCTTCAAATACTGTTATCTCCTCTTTATTTATATTGAATGTATTTGTGATAAGAGATTCGTTGGATTCTTCACTTTTTTCTTCATGAGATATTGGTTCGAAAACGTTAGGTTTATCTTTTTTATGGAGTTTATCACCAGAACTTATTATTGAAAAGTTTTCCAATCTTTCTCTTAGTAAATACTTATCGCTAAAACACAAATTGCAACAATAAATAAGCAAAAATTTAAGATATTTTCCCACTTCTTGGTCTTCGAGGTCATCGAACGTTATATCACCTATTTTAAAGCCTTGTGCTAAATTATAAGCAAATTTAGCACCTTGGTAATTTCCAAAACCGGGACTGTCAGTTGCTTTTATTTTTTTTAAATACTCTATATAATATTTGTCACGAGAATCAAATAAATCATAGAAACGATTGACATCATTAACTATTATATTTTTGATTATAGTATCGTTCTTTTCTTTATTGTCCTTTATATTTGTAATATATTCTACTATTAAATTATATGCCTTTGTTACATCTGTATCTATACTGTTGTATGCTATGTTTTTCTCATTAACATCGGGATTTTGTCCATTTCTTTCAATATAGTTTTTAATATTATTAGGAAGTACAAAATTATTCAAATTATATTCATAGCTTCCTTCTAATGTCGAAACCTTATATTTTATAGAGGTTCCTTTGTCATGTTCAGTGCATATTATACATATTATAGCAAAAGGATCAAACATTAATAATTCTTTATAAATTCCTCTTTCAAATGTATTAATACTTTCACATTTATCTATATTATTTTTTACTACATAATTACCTTCACAATATTTATAGCATTTTGCAATAGAATAAGAGTCCTTTTTATTTTCTTCATTTGTCGCTTGCTGATATTTATTATTTATGAAGTAAAAAGGTATTGTAAACCAGTCCTGCCATTTTTCAATACCATATATATTACAATGTGCTTTTTTTGGAAGACTTTTGTAAAACGTATTTTTGTATTCTAATTTCTTATTAACAATTTTTAAATTATTTCCCAAATGTTTTTCACCAATTCTACAATTATTTGTTATATTGTTATATTCTAATAAATTTCCTTGGCTATCAATATCGTTTATTCCACTTTGTCCTGTAATTGGCACATCTTTACATTTATCCACTTCGCTCATTTATTAGCTCTTACTTAAAAGTATATTAGATTATTTAGTTTAATCATTAATTTTAATTTGTTCATAATCAGAATCTTTAACTATTGCTACTTTACTGTCAGGATCATACTCAATTAATTTACATTTATTATCAAAATAATTATTAATATTAGATGTACAATCTGGTACAAACTTTTCCCCCCCACCTTCATTAACAGAAACCTCTTTCACTCCAAGCTTTATAGTATCATTGATCGTATCTAATTGAGATTGTTTATCATAATTAATATTATTAATAATAGGAACTATTTGCGTCGTCTTCATTAAATATTTACTATAAACATTTTCACCATCACCAAAATGTATGAAATTATCACCACCTCTACCATATTCTTCATTTCCCCTATCTATATAGTCGGAATTATCATCACCAGTAATTGCGTCTGATATATCATTTAAAGTACGTCTACTATTTGACATCATATTACCAATGTCTGATGATAATTTCATTGCACTATTATAAATATTATTCATATCAGCTGGTATAGATTTTATTACTGATAAAAAGTCTTTATTCTCTTCTTTTGGTTTTTTATTCGGACCTTCGTTTTGCTTTTCTTCCCCACCACCACTAATACCGACTATAATTAATATGATAATAAATATTAATATTAAAAAACCTGTCATTACATTATTCCACTGTGACATCGTGATGCTCTTTATTGCCGCGTAAAAAATGTCTTGTAGATATTTTAAATAATTTAGAAATACATAGAATATATAATATAGAATTTTGTCCTTGTTTTCATCTAATTTTTTATCAGATTCAATTTGCCTATCATATGTTTTTTCTTTATTATATTTTATATTTTCTGCTGCTAAGTTTATCAATTTAGGAATTTTTTCTTCTAATTTTTCATCTAATTTGTTTATTTTATCTTTATCTTCTTTTAAATTATTACCAATTTTATGTGTTTTAAAATATTCATTTGAATCAAATGATCCCTGTTTGTATTTGTAATCAAATTTTGTACTTTCGCATACATATTTAGAACCTTCATATTCATAAAAAAATTTTCCTGATGAAAAATCAGAATCATATTTTTTTGTTAAAAATACAATTTCTTTATATTTTGATAAATCTATTAAATCCCTATTGTCACTAATACCATCATATTGTTCTTTAAATTTGATTTTAAATATTTCAGGCGAAATACTATCCTTTTTTTCATCAAAAAAAGAAATAATATTTTCGTAATTATCGGTATCATTGTTATTTTTTTTCCATATTAATCCGTGCTCAATTGTTTTATCATAAAGTATTACATTAATTGGATGTATATAACAATACGCTCTTGGTAATTTTGAGTAAGGTCCATAATATGATAATAATTTATTGTCTTTTAGTATATCCACACCATCGGTATCTCCAATGGAATCAATAATTTCACCTAAGTCTTTTATGATATCATCTCTTTCTTTATTATTCAATTTAATTATATTATTTTCTTCTTCTTTTTTAGCTGCTTTTTTAGCTGCTTTTTCTTGTTTCGATCTATCACTTACAGTCATACTTTTTTTGTAACTCTTTACCTATTCTTAATTATAAAATATATTATTTATATGTTTATATTTAACTAAAATAATTATTATCATATATTAAAACATGTACGATTATTTATATGTTTTAATAATAATATTAATAATATATTCATCGTTATATTATATCTTTGATAATGAATTCTCTATATATCAAACAAATGTAACACATTTTGATTTTGATTTATTATATAAAAGACAACCAATTGTTATCAATGATAAAATTAATGATATAAATGAATTATTATATAATTGGTTTTTACAAAATATTATAAAAAAAAATATTACATTTATTGAGTCTTGGCAACGTAACAAATATAAATATTTATTAGTATATTCCAAAGAACCATGTGAAGTTACATTATGTAATCCTAAAACAAATACAGTGCAAGGATTGCCAGATGCCTCAGCAGAAATATCAACAATTAAATTGAATAATATGGCTCTTATAATACCTTTTAAATGGTACTATCATATATCATCTGATAATATAGATGCTTATGGTATTCACGATTATATAACATATATGTTAGAGGTTTTTTAAATATAGCAATGTAAACTGATGTCATCGGCGGGGTTCGAACCCGCGCGTGCTTAAGCACAACAGATCTTAAGTCTGTCCCCTTAGACCGCTCGGGCACGATGACATACGCCACTAAGGCTATATTTAATGTAAAAATAAGTTACAAGGAAGGTATTCCTTGTTATCTATATATATCATTATATCCTTATATATTTTTAATAAAAATTGATAATCTTAACCAATATATAAGATAAGAAATGGATGAACTAATTGATTTACTAGATTCTACAACACTTACAAGCAACGAATCCCGAGAACTCGTTGAATATATTAATACGATAGATATTAATGTAGATATTAAAAAATGCCTTGCATATTTAATTGAGAATGATAATCATTGCGACTACATAACTATATATAATATATGTGTGGAAAATGATATTGAGTTACCTCCAATGTAAAAAAGAGTACATAATTTTATTTTTCTATAACTTTTATAACTTTTAATATTTTCTATATTTTTTTATGATTATGTACTCTTTTATTTTATTCCACCTATTTTAAAAGTTTTACAAAAAATTACAAGATAAATACAAGAATATAGAAATGATACTGATGAAGAATATGATTAATAAGATATATATAAAAAAATAATGATATATAATTATAATGAATTATTTAGATTTGTTAAATGATGACTTACTAGATAAGATTTTAGGATTTGTAACAGATGATATTGAAAAAGATTTTATAATTACAACAAATAAAATAATTGGATTAAATAATAAACTACGACATTTAAATATTAATATTAGCTATTTAGATAAAGACAACCCCAAATATTTATCTATTAATTACGGCTATGTTACATACGAGATGGATGAATATCTATATAATAATTTTAGGGTTAAAGGCGATATCATATTTATAAGTCATTTAATTGAATATTTTGGTAGTCCTTATGGTAGTCAATTTGTAAGTAAAAAAATTAATAACCCCACATATTTAGATATAATGATATCAGCTAATAATTCAATAAAAAAAACAGGAGATTACGACCATCATTTTAATTATAAATAATTACCTCAATTGTAGTTGAACCAGGATTCTTTGAATTTATTGCTCTTCTTGCTATAATTTCATCACAATTATAATCTTTAAAACAATCTGTTACTATATCTACTTTTGCATTACTCATTATAAATTTGATATTTTCTAATTTTTTTATTTCTGCAAATAACAATTCATGTGTTTTTAAATTAAACCCATCCTGGACATATCCAACAAAAGATTTTGAATTTTCAGGAGCATATGGAGGGTCCAAATATACAAAGTCGCCATCTTTAACATTTTTTATTGAGTCAATAAAACTATTATGTTTAAATTCAACATTTTTAATTAACTCACTTATATAGTTTAATTCTATTTCAGAAATTATTGATGGTGTTTTTTTGTAATGTCCATAAGGTACGTTATATCCATTTGGTCCTTCACGATACATTCCTCTAAAACAAGTTTTATTAATAAACATAAATAGTGAAGAACATTCAATAGTATTTATATCTATATTATTATATTTTTCTCTTATCCAATAATAATAACTTTCTTTTGAAGTTTTTGCTTCTTCAATATTTTTAGGCTTTCTATTAATTATATCACCTGTAATATTATCATATTCTTCAAAATATGATTTAAGTATTTTATATAATTCTTCTTTGTTATTTTGAATGTTCTTATACATATTAATTAGATTAGTATTAATGTCATAAGCATAAATTTTGTTTTTAATTAAAATTTTATTGTGTTTTTGTAATGATAATATAGCAAATAAAACGCTACCTCCTCCCAAAAATAGTTCATGATAATTGTTTATTTCTTTTGGTAATTTTGAAACAATACTATCAATAATTTGTGTTTTTCCACCAACCCATTTTAAAAATGGTTTTTGTATTTTATAATCTGTCATTTTATATTTAACAATATATAAATTATAATCATTTTTTCTTTTTCTTAGCTACCTTTGATTCTACAATACCTTTCAAGTCATTTTCATAATCTGTAATGATATATTCTTTATTAATAATCCATGCTTTTTCTAAATCACCTAGTTCATTTAACCACAAGTCTTCAATATTAGTATCTTTAAGAGTTTTCAATTTATCTTCCAAAGCTTTCAATTCTTTTTCAAGTATTACTTTTCTATCATAAGTTAATTGTGAAATAGGTAGTTTAAGAAGATAGTTATATTGTTGTACTTTTTTACTATCATCATCACCTTCTTCATCAGTATCAATTGGTGGATATTTCAATTCAACAAGTCTTGCTACGATATCAACAAGTTTTTTATTCATGATTTGAATTTTTCCGGCAATTACATCAAGAATAAATCTCATTTTATTACTGAGAATCTTTGCATCCTTTTCCATAATTTTAATTTGATACATTTTACGTTCAAAGTATTTTAATATGCGTGTTTCAGCCCATTCCTTAATAATTTCACTTGTGGATTCGTAACGCTGAATAGCTCCTTCGTTGCTAAATAAGTGAATATTATTAATACTTAGATTCTTACTAGAAGCCAATTTAAATAAAGTATCAAACTTACCTTCTATTTTAGTTTTAACACTTGTACTAAAATGCAATACAAATCTAACATTCTTAGATGTATAATGATTTTCAATATATTTCAAGTTATTCAATCCATTGGTAATCATAGTTTCTAAGAAATCTTTGTAATCTTCTGTCCAAGTTCCAATGGGTAGTTCAGTAATTTCAACAGTTTGGTCATCCAACCATCTATAAATACCCTTACTGATATAAGTATTCTTTTCAGCTTTTTCAATAGTTCCCTTGAAACCTAGATAATAAGGAGTCATATTATCCATTTCCAATGCACTAAGAGTATCATATACCATGTCTAAATCTTCTAGTTTTTTAACTGTAATCTTTGAACTTTTAATTACATTACAAATCAATTTACAAGTATCAATAATTTCACTTGGATTATATTGAGGAATATTTGTCGAGTATCCTGTTCCAATACCAATTCCTCCATTTACCAAAATCATAGGAATAATAGGAATATAATATTCTGGTTCAATTTGTTGACCATCATCATCTTGATAGTTTAATATGATATTATCTTCTTCTTTGAAAATCATTCTAGTAAGTTTAGATAACAATGTGAAAATATATCTGGGCGATGAAGCATCTTGTCCTCCTTGACAACGACTACCAAATTGACCATTTGGACTTAACAAATTGATGTTATTTGTTCCAACAAATATCTGTGCCATACCTACAATAGCTTGTTGTAGGGAACTTTCACCATGATGATAAGCAGAAACTTCACTTACATATCCTGATAGTTGGGCTACTTTAATTTCATTTGTATATAGTTTTCTCTTAAAACACGCATACATAATCTTACGTGTACTTTCCTTTAATCCATCACAAATATGATTAATAGAACGTTGTAAATCTCTATTAGAGAAATGGATTAGTTCTTTATCAACAAATGACTTATAATCAACTTCCTTTTTAGAGTAATCTAATACTCTATCCTTATCGTAATCTTGAAGCCATAATTTTCTATCATCAGCACGTTTTTTATTGAAAGCTAAATCAATTACTTCATCTGCATTTTCATTATACATATAGGTAACTTTTTTCATTTGTTTAAAATATTCTTTTGATTCTTTATCATTTGAAGTACCCAATCCTTTGTAATATTTGATTTTCCAATTACCAGTTTTTGCTTCACTTGTTTCTAACCAACGTTCGTAATCAGTAATGTTATAAAACTCTACTATTTCATTTCTAGAATTTGTAGCTTTAATGATAGGTGTAAGCATTGATGTTAGAAATCCGGAAATCTCATAGAGTTCATGCCACATACTTTGAAATATATTGAATATTAGTCCTTTAATATGACTTCCA